CGCCTTGCCGCCGTTGGCGACATAGTCCGATACCTGCATCTTCAGCGCCACGGAAACGGTGCGCACCGTCATGGTTTGCCTCGCTTCCATTTCGCGCGCCAGCGCGCCAGGTGGGGTTGTTTGCCGTTCTTCGCGAACGCCTCAGAGGTGATCGAGATCGCGACGCACTGGTGGCATTTGATCGGCGGAGGGACCTCAAAGTCGGTCGCGTCGACACCGTCTGCCGTGGTGTGCGGCAGCCATCCGCCGCAGCCGTCGCAGGTGTACGACCGGTATTCGGCCAGGGCCAGCAGGAGTCCCTGCTCGTGCTCGTCCCACTCGGCTTCGCGGGTCGTGACCGCCTTGACGATGTTGCCGTGCCGGTCCCGCGTGTACGTGGTGGTCTCGGCCGGCTCCCAGCCGTCGAAGCGTTTCGGGGAGATACCGAGGCGTTCGGCTGCCTCTACTCGGCCTCTGAGGTCTGGAGAATCTGCGAGGCGTCGTGCGAGAAAGGGACATCGACATCACGGCGGTTGACCATCCACGCCGTGTTCGACAGGAGATCGAACTGCGCCGAGGACAGCACCCCTTCGTCGCCAAGCAGGTTCTCCCAGTCCTCGTCGTCGAGTTCCGGGGCGACCGCGCAGGCGCGGACCATCGCCGCGAAGAAGGTCTCCTCGTTCGCGCCAAGCGCCCGGTCACCGAGGTTTCCCTCTCGCGGGGCGTGCTCGGCGAGCAGCTTCGAGAACCCCGTGCGGGGCAGCGCGCGGAACCGGAACTCGATCGAGTGCTCGAGCATCCGTTCGCGCAGCGCCATGATCTCGGCGGCGACCGGCTTGGACGGATCGCCTGCCAGCGACGCCGCGCCGGAGGTGCGCTGAAGGTCTGCGAGCTTGCGCTCCAGGACTTCCATCTCCGCGGTGAGATCCGAGTTCATGCAGATCATCACCGAGCGTTCGGGCAGCTTAGCGCCCTTGATCATGTCCTTGATCTTGATCGTGTTACTCATCTCAGCCCCTTCGATCCCAGCCCCGGGCAGGACGAAAGGGCGCAGCAGTCCCGGGCTGAGGTGGGACTGCTGCGCCCGGTAACGGTTACGCGATCGAAGCGCGCAGGGTCGGCGGCAACGAGATGAACACCGGCACCTGGTACTTCGCGACCTCATTGGCGGCCGGTGTGACGTACTTCGTCTGGCCGCAGATGATCGGGTAGACCTCCACCGCCTGCGACGACGCCCACGCGGTGGACTCGGCGATGTAGCGCCGCACCACGATGTAGCCAGCCGTGCCACGCACCAGCGTGGTGTAGGCGGTGTCACCGGAGGCCTGCTTCTTCAGCTGCAGGGCGGTGTTCGAGAAGTCGTCCCGGCCGATGTTCTTGGTGTTGAACGTGGAGGCCAGCGACGTGGTGTCGACTGGCTGGGTGTCCGCCTCGAAGCCCATCAGGCCATCGAGGGTCAGGATCGACTGGAGCAGAATCCCGGCGTTCAACTCGGTGGTCGTCGGTGCGGCGTTGTTGGCGATCGCGGGCACGTAGGCGACGCGCGTAGTGCCGTCAACGGTGATATCCGCCATGGTTACTCACTTCCTTCACTGGACGGCGCTGTGCGCTTGGTGGCCTTGCTGGTGGTCTGAGGTGCGGCGGCGCGTTCCGCCTCGAGGCGTGCGGCTTCCTGCGCGGCGAGGTTCTCCGCGACGACCGGGCTGATCTCCACCGGCCCCTCGTCGACGGGCTCCCAGCCCAGATCGACGTAGTCAGCGACGGCTTCGGCCGGACAGTGGAAATGGCCGCCGTGCTCTCCGTGGCGCAGCCACTGCCGCTCGTCGGCAGCCATTAGCCGTTGATCCGGATCAGGACGCACGTCACCGTGGTGGTGAAGGAGTGAGTGACAGTGGCGAGGCCGGTGGCGAGGTTCACGACCGTCGGCGGGATGTACATGACCTCGGTGGTCGCGTTCGTCACCGAGTTCGTCAGGTTCGTCGCCGCGTTACCGGCCGGGGTCAGGCCGGCGTCGACAACGGTGACCGTGTCGGGCGAGGCACCGCCGTTGATGACGACCAGATAGGCACCCTTGGTGCCGAGATCAGCCGCGGCGATCGTGTCGGACGCCGAAACGGCTGCCGGGGACCACACGACCCCCGCTGCCGTAGGCGTGATTGCAGTGAGCAGCGCCATTCGGCGTCCTCCTTGATAGGCCCGCCCGAATGGCGGATAACGGTGAAGCGGAAGCTCGGAGGGGCTAGCCCTCGGTGACGAGCAGGTAGACCGCGGCGATGTCGAGCACCAGCACGCCAGTCGTCTCATCCCGCACAGGTGGCGGCGATGCCTCTTGCTTGATCAGCCCACAGGACCGGCCCGTGATCGTCGGCCTGACGTTCAACAGCAATTGCCGGACCCGGCCCGCAACCGAACGCGCCGACTGGTCGGTTTCGCCTGCGCAGTGGACGAACCAGCGGGTCTCACAGGTGCGGGTCTTGCCGTCCAGCGAGTCACCCAGGCGGCCGTTCGGCCATGCCACCGTCGGATACACCAGGACGTAGGGCCGGGTCGCACCGTCGGGCACGCCGCCCTCGTAGACCGGGATCAGGCCGTCGGCTTCGAGGATGTCCAGCGCCGTGCGGGCGTGGAGCTCGTCGAGCAGGTCCAGGGTGATGCTCACGGCAGGAGATCCTTAGACAGCGCCTCAACGGCGACCAGGAACTTCGGCTCCTCGTCGGCCAGAGCGGGCAGGCCACCGGGCACGGGCGGGCTGTGCAGGCCACCGAACTCGAGGACCGCACCGAGGAAGCCCTGCCGGTACGCGTCATCTTCGGGGCCGATCTCAGACGAGATCCCGAACCCGTTGGACGTCATGTCGTAGCTGATCGACGTCGGGATCCGCGGCGCGTGTGCGATGCCGCTCCACGACTTCTTCCAGGCGTTCTTGATGTTCAGCGAGCCCTTAGATACGACCTTGGCCGCGCCCGGAGCGGCGCCGAGAACCGCGCGGTCCAGTTCGGCGACCACCTCGTTGAGGCCGGTGATCGTGACGTCGCCGCTCATCCCGACACCTCCTCGATGCCGAGCCGGCGCGACGTGCCGTGGGTCTTGTCGAACAGTTCCCGCACCCAGTAGGTGCGGCCGGCCGAGTCCGGGTCCAGCGCCGAGGTGTTGATCGTGATGATGTCGTTGATCCGCACACCGGTCACCGCCATCGGCAACTGCAGCTCGCGCTGTGTCTGGAAGACGTAGGCCTCGGCGACAGTGGTCGGGCGGGACATGCGGCCCTGCTGCTGAAGGCGGCATTTGCCGGTGTAGACGGTGGTGGTGGTCGGCGTTACGGCGCCGGTCTGGGTGTTGGTGGTCTTGCCGGTGACGCGGGTGATCGTGCAGGTGTCGACCATCAGGTTCTCGGCCGCGAGACGGCCCATCTGGGTGACGGTGAGCGCTGACATCACGTCTCCGTCCTGGGTCGGGTCACGGTGCCGGTGTTCGGGCGCGTCACGGTGCCGCTGAACGGTCGGGTGACGGTGCCGAGGTCAGGGCGGGGCACGATAAAGCTCGGGACATGGCCGTCGGCGATCGCGAAGCCGGTGGCAGAAAGGCTGGCTGCCCCAGTCGTTGCGGGGACGACCGCCCCTGATGCTGCGAGCGTTCCGGAACCGCTGAGCGACGCAGCACCCGCCGAGATCACAGCGGGCCGAATCGCGACCATCACGGCGCGCATCTCAAGGTTGGTCGACGACCAGGACCAGGTCTGCGTGCCTGTCGCACCGGCAATCGGTTGCGACACAGCGGCAAGCGATGCGCCGCGGCCGGTGCCCGTGGAACTGGACAGCGTCGACATGCCCGCCGGCGGCGTCCACGTCAACCCCACGGCCGCGTTACCGCCGACCACCGTCATCAGCAGCGTGTCGTTCGTGACTGTCGTCTGCGAGGCGATGACGCAGTTGGCTCCAACGCCGGTGTTCGTGCCGACGCTCGGTGTCACGTCGAAGACGGTCACCGTGTTAGCGCCGGAGGTCCGGCACATGAACCCGGTCGCGCGGCCCGTTGTAAGGCCGGTCCACGTGTAGCTGGCCGGTTCGCTGTTCGTCGCGATCCAGGTGTCGATGTAGACCGAGACGGTGGTGCCCGGGTTGTTAGACCCTGCCGCCCGGTTCCAGGATCCCGGCTGAGTCGTCGTACCGCCCGAGGCGACGATGAACGCGGTCAGCGTCTCGCCTGCCGTCACGCCCGCCGGAACCGAAACCTGCAGGCTTGTTCCGGACGCCTGCTCGGCCCGGGAGACGCTGCCGAGGACTACGGGCGCAGCCACCGGCTAGTCCAACGACAGCGCGAGGCTACCGGCCGGGATCTTGAACGCATCCCCGACGCTGACGACCTTCGACACCGACAGCGCGCCGTACCAGATCCGCACCGGCGAACCGGCCGAATCCCACACCTCCACGCCGACGACCGTGCACGCCGGCATGCCGAGGAAGACCAGGTCTGCGGTGTTCGACGTCGACCCGCCCGATGATGCCGTGAAAGTCACCGTCTGCGGCGTGTACGACCCGCCCGCCACCTCGGTACCGGCCGACGAGTCGGAGCCGTTCGCGGTCATCAGGCGGCACTTCAGCGGCGCAGTCGGAGCCGTCGCCGAATTGCCGAGCGACCAGTCCAGCATCCGGTTCTCGAAGGTGTCGGTGATGTTGCCGGCCACGGTGTCCCCTATGCCGATTCGGTGACGTACGCGGGCGTGCCGTAGGCGTTGCGGATGCGCTCCTGCATGAAGTCCGTGAAGCCTTCAGTCATCCGCGCCAGCGCTTCTGCGTAGGTGACCTTGTAGTCGTCAATCGCCTCGGACGACACCGCGGGGTTCGGGTTGCCATAGCCGATCTGGGCGAGCGACAGACACATCAGCCGCGCGACCTGCAGATACTGCGAACCGGTGGCGAGGCCGTGCGTGTAGGTCACCTTCGCCTGCGCGGGTAGCAGCCAGGTCGTCTGCCAGCCGACACGGCGGAACAGCCGCTGGCCACGGATCGCCCAGTCGGTGATCGCAGTGCCGTCGAGCAGGATCGTCGCCACCGACACGATCGGCTTCTGCGGCAGGTCCAGCCACACCGACCAGTCCATGACGTCGATCACCGCAGTGTCGGTGACCTGCAGAATCCGCTGACCGGCAACGTCCTGGATCAGTCCAGTGGCCATCTCGATCAGCATCGTCGCCGTGTAGACGTCCAAGTCATCGCGTTGGAGCAGGGCGGCGAGGTCTCCTGGCGTCGCAAGCTGGTCAGCCATTGAAGACCTCGCCTCCCATCACTTCTGCCCGAACTTGGCGATCAGGTCGTTCTTCGTCATCGCATCGGCGTCGTTGACGTCCATGCCCTGAGCGACGGCGAACCCGACCCACTCGTTCTTCGATGCGTTCGGCTTCGGAGCGGCCGGCTTCTCAGCCACCGCCTCGTAGTCGGTGCCGTCCGGGTTGACCCTGCGGAGTTCACCGCGGACGACCTGGTTGGCGAGGTTCTCCCCGAGCGGCAGGTGCAGATCGAGGAGAAGCCCGCCGGGCGTGCGGAACCAGCCGACCTCCGGCGAGGCTTCCCCACCCATCAGGTGTTCCGGGGGGCGTTGAACGCGGTCACGGTCATGACCACGCTCGTTTCCAGGATCATCGAGCCGTCCGACTGCAGGAACCGGTTCGACTCGAACGGGCCGATCCACTGGGTGGTGGAGTTCGCGACGGTGACGGTCAGGTTGCCCTGACCACCGGCGACGTTCGGCGGGTTGTTGCTGGCCAGGATCGAGATCGTGCCCGAGCCGCCGGACGCGTTGGCGACACGGAGCAGGGTGCGCTCGGGGAACGCCTGACGCCGGTTCGGGGAGATGTCCGGGACCTGCAGGCCGTTGCCGGCGCCCGCGACGGTGGCGACACCGGTCGGGTCGGCGAGGTTGGAGTTCGCCACGAGGGCGCTGTAGGGAAGTGCAACGCGAGCCATGTGTCAGCCTCAGATTCCGGTCGGGCGCGTCACGCGCGCGCAAGCGATGGCGTCGGGGCGGACGAGCTTGCCGCCGTAGAGGTACAGACCCTTGACCGCGTCGGCGAACTTCGCCTCCGGCCGGTAGGCCATCACCTGGTTGATCTGCTCCGCGAACGACAGCGCCGAGTCGACCCCGGCCTGGATCACGTAGTCGGTGGAGATCTGCTGGCAGTTGTTCGACACCAAGATGTCGAAGCCCGCAGCGCGACCCACCAGACCGTTGCGTCCGGCAGCGTCGGCGCCGGAACCGTCCTGGCGCGAGAACAGCGACGAGAGCAGCAGCATGCCGTGCGCCCACGGGGGCACGATGCAGTAGCGGCCCTCGGTCGGCACGTTCGCCTGGTCGAGCAGCACCTTCAGCTGCACCAGCACCTTGTTGTAGAACTCCTCCGTCGCGGTCGTACCGATCGCCGTGAAGGTGATCGCCGCCGCCGAGGACGGGAAGTTCGCGGTCTGCACACCGGTGTAGAGGCCCGCGATGTACTGGTCCGCCTGGTCGGCGAGCTTGTACGCGGCGCGCATCATCACCGTCGGCAGGACGTTGCCCTTTGCCTGGCGGGCGTCCACGTCGTCGACCTGGAACGCGAAGTACTTCGCCTGGTCGATGACCATCGTGCGCTGGAAGTCGGAGAGCTCCTCGGGTGCGACCGCGGTCACGTTCGGCACGTAGGTGCCGATCGTCGGGTCGGACACCGACGTGATGCGGACCGTGTCACCGGCCGCGGAGATCTCGCCCTCGTAGTCGCGGTTGACGACTCCGGGCTGGGCGAAGACCAGCTTCTTCTGCAGGGCCACGAGAAGACTCGCGGCCCAGATCTCTGGCCGGAACCGGAGAATTGCCATGGTTTACCCCTTCAGGGTCAGGAAGCGAGCAGATCGTTGAGCTGGCCCGCGACGCGAGCGGCTTCGATCTGGTGCGGTGTCATTCCGTTCAGGTCTTGCTCGGTCAGTTGCTTCGGACCGGTTGACCCGTTGCGGGCACCACCGTCTGCGCCACCCTGGAATCTGCGCGCCGTTGCGGCGGCGAGGTGTGGCTTCTTCTTCAGCAGCTCCGTGATCGCGGCACCGATCGCGTCGGCGTCGATCTGGCCATCGTCAATGAAATCGTCGACCTGGCCCGCCAGCAGTGCGCGGGCATCCTCGGGATCGGCGAACAACTTCGCGGCCTTCGCCTCGATCTTGTCCAGCGCCCGGTCCCGGAGCACCTCGGCGCGTGCCTCGGCCTGTGCCTGCTTGCGGATCGCGTCCGCGTCCGGCTGGTCGCCGTCCTTCGGTGCGTTGGCCTTGGCGATCTGGTCCTCGAGCGCCTTGCGCGCGTCGCGTTCCTTCTGCCACTTGCCCTTCATCGCATCTAGGGCCTTCTTGCCGGCGTCGCCGAGCTGGCCGGCGTCGCCCGCGTCGCTGGGCTCTTGGTCGTCGACCGGATCCGTGTCGACGTCGTCGGGCTCAACGTTTGGGTCGTCTGAAACAGTCATTGCCTGTGACTCCATTGCGGGGTCAGTCCTCACGCCTTGCGCGTGCGGAAGTCAGAGGATGAAGCCGAAGCGGCGCAGCAGCGCGATCGCTTCATCGCGGGTACGGGCGTCCCGGTAGATCTGCTCGGGCATGATTCGGCCGATGTTGCTGACCGTGTAGCGCTGCCCGTCGACCTTGACCAAGCCGCCAGCACGCTTACCGAAGATGCCGCGCGCGGTCGTTCCCTCCGTCGTGTAGAGCCGGCCGCCGGCGGTGTACATGCCGCTGCGGGCGTTGACGACCTGGCTGATGTTGGCGCCGTCACGGATCGCCTGCGCGCCCGCATTGGTGAAGATCCGGTTCTGGTCGGCCTCGGACAGGCTGTTGAAGTACGCCTTCGGGCTCACGACCAGGTCCCCGGCGACCGATTCGGCGGCCGGGATGTGCACGCAGTCGCATGACGGATGCCGCTGGAAACCTGAGTTCCAGCGGTAGAACCGGCCGGCGAGGACCGCGCAGCGGGAGCACGACGGCGGGTTCAGCATCCGCACGTAGCCGCCATGGCGTGACCCGGTGACATAGACGCCGTCGGCGACCCGGCCCGCGTCGGCGACCTGCGTGCGCGCCATCAGACGCAGCTGCAAGCCACCAGAGAACAGCGCCCGGTCAGTTGCGGCACCCTGGGCGATTGCCAGGACCGCACTGATCGCGGGCTGCTCGAGCAGCGTCGAAAGGCTGCGCCCATCCGAGGCGACCCCGGACAGCGAACCCGCCACGACGTGCACCGGTTCACCCGCACCGCCCTGGACAGCCGGCACGTACGTGTTCGCGGCCTCGGCGGCTTGACGTTGCGCTTCCGCGAGCACCGCCACGAGCGCCAGCCTCAGACCGCTCCACGAGCGCGTGATGGCGTGCGGGTCAACCTGTGCCCACATCCGGGCAGCGGCGGCGTCAGCGGCTTTTACGAGCTGTTGGCGGGCCTTGTAGTGGGCCAGCGCCAGTTGTTCGACGGTGGCCATCAGCCAGCCGCCGGAACGACCCCTGGATCAGGTGGCCCGGGCGGAAGCTGCCCCGCCGGAACCCCCGCGCCGGCGCGCGCAAGCGCCGCCAGCGGATCGGCCTCGTCCTGCGCCTTCTTCATCGCGATGACCCGCTGCAACTCAGTCGGACCGAGCCCGTACTGCTCAGCGAGCCACTCGAACGGGAAGCCGATCGTCTGCAGCTTCAGCAGCGCATCAACGGTCTGCGCGTACGACCGGTTCTCGGCGTTCTTCCACTGCACCGCACCCAGCCGGCACCTCTCGGCGGCCTGCTTGTCGTCGCGGACCAGCGCGAACAGCCGGAACACCTCTCGCACCGGCGGGGTGAAGAACGTCTGCTCCTCGTTGACCTTCATCACCAGGCCGGTCTCCGCCGCGCGCATACCGTCGGCGTTGACGTTGACCATCCCGTTACCGAGCAGCATGTAATGCGGTGGCGTGCGGGTCTGGGCCGCGATGTGGCTAACGCCGGTGTCGATGACGCCGGTGAACACGTCGAGTTTCGCCGCGTCCCACTGGCCGATCTTCGACTGGTCACCGGTCAGCCACAGAATCCGGTCCTCGGCGATCTTCTTCAGATCGACCGCGCGTTCGCCGACCTTCTGGCCGGTGTCGTCGAGGATCGGGATCTTCGGCGGCTCCTGGCCCATCACCACCCGCGCGGGCATCGACGCGAAGTCAGCGGCGACGAACAGATACGCCCACAGCAGGTTGATCGCGTCCTGCATCGCCATGGTGCCCTCGATGTCCGAGAGCGGCTGGCCCTTGAGCATCGGCCGGTTCGGGAACTCGACGATCGGCACCACACCGAGCGGGTTCTTGATCGGCCACGCGGCGTCCTCGTTCGGCTGCCGCTTCACCCAGCCCGTCTTGTCCGCGGTCGGGACCATCAGCCCGGCCTCGGTCAGGAAGAACGGCTCCGCGGTCGTCGGCAACGCGGCGAGCTGCACCTGCATCAGCCGGGTGTGCGGCCGCTCGAACTTCCACACCTCATCCGGCGTGTACAGCGTCGCGTACTCGGTGTCGTCGTCACACCACGTCTTCAACGCGCTCAGCCGGCGTCCGGGACGCTCCGGGTCGCAGTCGACAACAACCTGGTCCGGGCTTTCCCACGTCGCGACCGGGTTACCGTCGTCGTCGCCCCACACCAGCACGAAAGACCGCTTCGAGATGATCGACGCCAGGAAACCCTGCGAGGCCTGAGCCTCCATGTCGTTCATCAGCCAGTCGTTCCAGAGCGTCTTCTCCTGGTCAGACTGCTTCGGGTCATCGTCGAGACGGAACCCGTCAACCCGCAGACGCTCGTTCGGCGAGTCCGCGACCGGCGCACACCAGTTGTCCGAAAACTTCGTGTACCGGTTCGCGTGGTACTCGCGCCACTTGTCCGACGCGAAACGCAGCGGCTGCTTGCCGCGGTAGTAGTCGTCGGTCAGCGCCACAGCCGGGCGGCGCTTGTTGAGGACGCCGTAAAGCCGTTCGACGGTGGAAAGCGCCTGTTGGGCGGTCAGTGCCACTGCGGCCCCTTCCGTCAGGCGCTGTAGGCGTAGGCAACAGTGGACGGCCACAGATTCGCGGCGGTCACATCGCCGGCGGCTTCATGGCACAGGACCGACGTAACGCAGGCGTCGATCTTCTGGGTCTGGG